GCCGCCATCGGTGCCTTCCCCTTCGTCGTCGACTCTGAGTACTTCTCCTACATCGCCGGCGGGACTCTAGCCTTGGCCGCTGGCCTTGGCATCTATTGGCTTTGGGACCGAGTACGCGACAGCGCCAACGCCCCCTATGAGCCGCCGCAAAAGTAAAGTGAAGGTCGTCTGGCGTAAACTCGGCAAGGAGAAGGCATGGGGTCAGGCCACGATCGGCGAGAACCTCATTGAGATTGACCCCCGTCTCGGTGCTAAGCGTCAGCTCGAAGTCCTGTGCCATGAGCAAGGGCATCTGACTTTCCCCGATAAGCCCGAAGCCGAGATTGACCGACTAGGCAAAGACCTCGCCGCCCTCCTCTGGGCTCAGAACTACCGCAAGGTGGTCCTCGCCCCCAACGCCAAGCCCCCGCGCATCACATGACCACGGAGACTTTCACGACCATCGTTGTCCCAGGGATTGCGTCAGTAGCCTATGCGTCCGCTGGCATCGCCTGCTTCTTCGCCCATCGCCCTGCCTTGGCCGTCATGTGGCTTTGCTACGCCATCGCCAACATCTGCCTGCTGTCCACCGTCCTCCGTAAATGAGCCCTCCCCCTCCCATCGACCCCGAGTCCTTCCCGAAGGAACTGAAGGACGGCGTCATTGCGTCCATCCTCGGCGGCCTTGCCATGACGGCTCGCCTGCTTCTGTCGCAGGAGCCGGTCTCTGTTGGCTGGGTTGTGCGCCGTGTCCTCGCCGCCGCTATCACCGCGGCCTTGGTCGGTTACGCTATCGCGGATCACATCGAGAGCCCCGGCCTCCGTATGGCCGTCGTCGGTGCAAGCGGTTACGCCGCCCCTGAGTGCCTCGACTACCTGATGCGCTACATCAAGAACAAGGGAGACGCGGAGGTCGGACCCGCCGCAAAGAAACCCCATGGCAAAAACAAAGCCCCTGCCAAAGGAAAGCGGAAGCGCTAACCTGCTCCTCGCGGTTACGCTGCTCACGGCCTTCGCTGGCGTGGCGGCCTTGTCGTCGGCATACATCTCCGGCTACGTCCTCGACACCTTGCAATCTCGGGACGCCCTGGTCATGATCGTCACGGACGCGGGCATCAAGTCCGACTCGGCCACCGTAGAGCAGGGTCTCTCAGCTGCGACCCTAGCGCTGAAGGCTGTCCGCGACCTTGGCTGGGCCTTGGCCGTGGGGTGCCTAGGGGTGGGGTTGGCGGTCTTCTTACGCTCCCGCCGTCAAAAGGCTTCCTAGGGCAAGCCAGAGGGGTCTATTGCCCCTTGACGGACGGACACCTAGGGGCATAGTTAACTCAGTCGGGTAGGGGTACGTTCGTTCATGGCGGGCCCCGATGACCCGAGGGACACGAATTGCCCTGCCCCCTTTAATGGGGTCACAGGGTATTTGCGGAAACAACCTTGACGAATGCAAATCAGTCGGGCAAGGTGCTTGTCATGAAACTACTCCTCGCCCTCCTCGCTGGCATCGCGCTGGCCCTGTACGTCCTCGCCCTGGCTGACGGCCCTGACCTGCTGGACATCATCAACCGCTTCTAATCTCCCACCATGCCCAACGCACAACACCCCTACACCGAGACGCTAACCTTCGCTGGTCGCGTCCTCCCCCTCAAACGCCCGATGGCCGAGTTCGCAGCTCGACGCCTTGAGGCCATCCTCCCGCAGATCGCCGCGCTGAACGCCGCCGGCAAGTCTCAGGGCGATGCCGCCGCCGCGCTCGAGACCACCGTCACCACCCTGCGTCACTGGCTCGACATCACCGGCACGACTTGGGTCAACCTCAAGAAGCGTGGCCCCTACTCCTCCCGTGCCTGACCCTCTCGCCCACTCCCCCGACATGATCACCACCATCCGACCGAACAAGATGCCCGCCTTCTGGTGGCTCGTCCCCTGGGCTTACGCCCGCACCCTTCACATGAGCGCGAACGCCCTCAAGGCATACGCTGACCGCCTCGACGACCTGCACGACCTACAGCGCACCATCATCGAACAGCAGGCCGCCGACATCCGACTGCTTCGGCAGCGCGTCCGCGATCAGGACGACGCCATCATCAAGGGCACGGCCATCACCCCCGACGCTTATCCTCATGAGTAGTTTCCAGCACCTCGAAGGTATGCGGAACCTGCTCATCGAAATCTACGAGGTCAACGAGCGCATCATGACCGGGGACATCTGTTCGGCCAAGACGGCCATCGCCTCGACCAACATGAAGAAGATGCTCTCCCACTACCACGAGGCACTGCACGAGGACGGCGCCGTGAAAGTCTCACTCCAGGCATACATCGCCGCAGGTGGCTGGGTGGGCATCCAATACAGCTACGAGATGGACGGCTTCGAGGTCGCCGGATCACAAGTGCCGAGACGCGTATGAGCATCGAAGAACTACAGGCCGAGAACGCCCGCCTAAAGGCCGAGGTGCAGGAAGCCGTGGAGGACTGGCAGGACGCCAGGGAAGGCAAGTGAGCGACTTACCATCACCGCAAGAGAACGCCCACGCCCGCACAAAGGCCATTCGCCTAATGAACGAGAACGCCCGCCTCAAGGCCGATGTCGGCGAACTTGCAGACGCTCTTAAATTGGCCTCAGAAGTCGGAATAAAAATTGCCGATGAAGTGACCCGCCTCAAGGCCGAGGTCGAGCGGCTCCACAAGGCCGGGGATGCGATGGCTTTTATTATGGCTTACGAAAAAGATGAAGAGTTCGATGGATTTGTTAAAGCATGGAACGCCGCCAAGGAGGGCAAGCCGAGCGTATGAGCCGCCCCTTCTCCATCGTCGCCCTGTTCCTGCTCGGCTTCAACTCAGCTGCGGCCTCCGACGCAACCCTCCTCGAGGCCATCGCCATGGTCGAGTCCGGCATGAACCGCAAAGCCATCGGCAAGGCTAAAGAGCGTGGAATGTATCAGGTCGGGAAGGCCGCTTGGGACGACGCCAACGCCCTGCTCGAGTCCGAAAAGCATTTTCACTACCAGTGGTCCCAGTGGCGCAACCCCCTCGCCCAGGACATGATCGCGGCGGCCCACCTCCGTATCCTCCGCAAGCGCTTCAAGGCTGACGGCTACTCCACCCCGACCCCTGAGCAACTGGCCCTGGCTTGGAACCGTGGCTACGAAGGCGCCAAGTCTTGGAACTTCGCCCCGAACGACTACGCCTGCCGCGTCGCCAACCTTTTCCGCTTGTCCCAGCGTGGCAAGTGACAAGGGTCTTACCCATGGCATCTATCATCGTGGCTATCGACCCAGGCGTGAACGGAGGCATTGTATGGTCGGTCGACGGTGATCCTGTCGAGTGCGCTAAGATGCCCGGGTCCGACATCGAGGTCTGCCAACTGCTTGCTGACTTGAGCTGCAAGGCCAAGGACGCGGAACTCTTCCTTGAGGAACCGCCCCTCTTCGCCGGCAAGAACATCCCCGGCTCGGCCATCGGCAAACTGATGTGGAACACGGGCGTCCTTTACGGCGCCGCTGTCGCCATGGGGTGGAAGATTCACCGCATCCGCCCCGCCATCTGGCAGAAGGCCCACACCTGTGGCACCAAGGGCGACCTGACCACGACCCAGTGGAAGAACAAACTCAAGGCACGCGCTGCCGAACTCTTCCCCAACATCGACGTCACCCTCTGGAACGCCGACGCCCTCCTGATCTACGACGCCGCCACCCGCCGCGTCATTAACTAATCTCCCCAATGAAGAAAGACCCAAAACACTCTGGCGAATACCGCATCATCGCTGACTCGTCATACATCGTATTACCTGACCAGAAGGTCGCCCGACTGCTGACGCCTACCGTCCGCAACGGCGTGACCTACTACAACCTCTTTGTCCCTGGCTACACGCGGATGTCCCTTGACGACATCGAGGCCACCATCAAGGCCGGTGAAGTCACGAAGTCTGAACCCACCAAATGAAAGCCTATCGCTGGACAATCTTCCCGTCTAAGGACAGCAAGACCGGAACTCTTCGCTACCTGTTTAAGGATGAGAAGACTACGGCTGAAGACTTCGCCAAGGACGGAAAGTGCTTAGGCACTCCGATGTATTTTATCGGCAAGGGCTTTTTGACCATCGAGAATGCCGCCGACGCTATCACTGTCTGTTCTCTTCTTAACGAAATCGAAAACAACAACCCCACCAAATAATCTCCCACCATGAGCACCACGCCCAAATCCCAAACCCCCACCGCTGACCTAGTCGCCGCGCTCGCTGAGCTCGACAACGTCAAGGCCAACAAAGTAAACCCCGGCTTCAAGAATCGGTACGTCTCTCTCGACGCGCTGCTCGACGCCATCAAGCCGGTCCTGCTGAAGCACAACCTGGCTCTGATCCAGACGCTCATCTCCGAGGAAGGTAAGGTCGGCATTAACACCGCCTTCCTCCACGCCTCTGGTGAGCGCTTCGACTTCGGTCGCCTGATGGTCAAGGCCGAGGGGCTCGACGCCCAGAAGATTGGCGGCGCCATTACCTACATCCGCCGTCAGTCCATCCAGACGGCCTGCGGTATCTCCGTCGACCTCGATGACGACGGTGCCGTGGCGGCCTCTGGCTTCCGTTCTGCGGCCGCTTCTGCGTCTGCCCCTGCCTTCTCCCCCACCGCTCGCCCCCTGACCAAATGAGCCAGCCTGACTTCGACCCGTTCGACCCCATCTCCGCCGCGATGGGCGCCATGCACGGCCAGAACCTCCTCGCGGCTAAGGACGCCCGCATCAAGCAGCTCGAGGAACGCCTCGAAGGCATGCGCGAGGCCGGCGACGCCATCTGGTACTGCGTCCGCCACGCTAAGCGCGTCGACCCCGCCGAACTCATCGAGGCCATCGAAGACTGGCAGGAAGCCCGCAACCATGCCTGACACAAACGAGGACTTCTGGATGAAGGCTTGCCGCAGCGCTGAAGCCCGCAGTGATAACCAGACCCAGACCATTGCCGAACTCCGCTACTCTGGCAACCAACTCGCCCGCGTCATGGAAGACATCCTTGGGTCCGACATGATCACCTGCCAAATCTCCCGCGCCGTGATGACCGCATCCCTGGCTAAATGGCAGAAGGCCAAGACCGGCCAATGAGTAGCCCTGTCCCCGCCGGCATCGAGCGCATCGCCCGCACCGTCCAAGGCCAGTACGCCCTGCTCCTGTTGCTAGACGGTTACCCTTACGTTGAGATGACCGCCCGCAAGCAAGCCGACTACCTCTCCGACCTAGGACTCTGGAAGCGCAAGACGCACCCGTCCCTTGCCCGGTCACAGGTTCGCTTTTTCACGCTTGCCCCTAACGGCGAGATAAAGGAACTTACTTTCAACCGATGACCAACCGCGAAAATATTAAGCGCCTTGTGGAAAACATCACGGGCTCGTTAGCCACCGTCCAGCACATCGCCGGACGTTATGAACAGCACGACGCCGACATCATCACGCTGTCGGATTTAAACCGCTCGGCCATTACTGAGCTACAGGTCTTCACCGATCACATCGAGACCGCCGACGAAGCCGCCCAGGTTAAACCCCTTCACGACCGCGTGCACGTCCTCGTCGTTCAACTCCGCGTCCTCCGCAATACGCTCGAGGCCATGGAGAACGCCGCCGAGGCCGCTCTTGAAGATGTGCGCCGCATCTCCGCCAGCGTCGAGGGAGCCAACCCCGACGACGACGCGCTATGATGCTCTTTATCTCTGGCCTTATCATAGGATGGGTCGTCCGATTCTCCGTTGAGTATGATGACGGCTCTAATTAATTTCCACCAACCCAATAACACCACACCACAATGCGTATCCCACCCGAACCTATCACCCACCGCGTCCTCTATGACGGCATTCAGGCGCTGAATTACTCACTGGCAAAAGAGCTCGTCGGCAAGTCGCCGGCCCACGGCCTTGCATATCTTCAGGGAGAGCGCGAGGAGACCAAGGCCCTGCGTATGGGGTCGCTCATTCATTGCGCCGTGCTCCAGCCTGAACTGCTTAACGAGAAGTTCGTCACGGCCCCTATTTGCGATAAACGCACTAAGGAAGGTAAGGCCGCCTTTGCTGAGTTTGAGTCCACCCTCAAGCCCGGTATGACGGTCGTCAGCGCTGAAGAGTCCTGCGAGTGCCACATCATCGCGTCAGCCGCCAAGCACGCCCTCGAGCGCATGGAGGTCACCTTCGAGATGACCGAGTTCATGTTCACCACCGATCACTGTGGAGTGCAGCTGAAGTGCGCCATCGACGGCGTCGGCACCGATGGCTACCTCTACGACCTGAAGACCACCGAGGACGCGTCCCCTGCTGGCATCCTCAAGTCCATCCGGGCTTACCGCTACAACCTTCAAGCCTACTTCTACCGCCTGTGCTTTGAGACGGCCTTCGAGCGCCGCGTGCTTGGCTTCCGCTTCCTCTTCGTCGAGAAAGTTCCGCCCTACGCCACGGCTTGGGTCGAAATTGGCCCCGAGCTAATGTCCTACGCCTGCTCCGACTTTGAGAAGGCGCTGCAAGCCTACCGCGAGTGCACGACCCTCGGCGAGTGGCCGGCCTACGGAGACGAAGTCCAGGTCATCGACATCAAGGGACCGACCACCTCGACCGCCATCACCTTTGCCTAATACTACCATGACCACCGAAAACAACCCCGACCGCCCCCCGCTCACCTCCATCTCGACCAACGGCACCTACAAGCTGAAGCTCATCAAGCCCAAGTTCGAGAAGGTCAAGGTCTGGGAGGACGGCACCTGCTCCGCCCGCCTCTTCTTCGTCGACGACAAGGGCTTCTGCCTGAGCAAGAACTTCTCGACCAAGTACGGCAAAGCCCTCGCCATGCTCGTCGGCAAGTACTCCGGCAAGTTCACCGAGGAGATCAGGCTAGATGCTACCGCGGCAGAGTACCTGCAATATTTAGAGCCTGCCTGCGGCCAGACCATCCTCGTCGGAGTGGAGGTCGAGGCCAATGGCGAGTACAACGGTCGCCCCCAGTACAAGTACAAGATGACCTACCCCAAGGGCTCCCAGAAGCCGACCGTGGCTGACGCGCTGCCCCCTGAAGGCGTTAACTTCTAAAGCCGTGACCGAGACACCCACGCCGATGGCCGCCCCCACTCTCGTCCTGATCAGTGGGTTCGCCCGGGCAGGGAAGGACACGCTGGCCTCGGGCCTGCTGGAGTGGTCGACCCGCCCTGCCGAGCACATCAACTTTGCCGACGCGCTGAAAGAAGCCGGAAACCACTTCATGGATTACCTCGGGCTCGACGGAAACTTCATGGCCGAGGACTTCAAGTGCGAGAACCGCGACGCCTTGGTTGCCTTCGGTCGCTTCGCACGGCGCCTCGACAAGGACGTCTTCGCCCGCCACTTCGCCAACTGGTGCCCGGTCATGAAGCACCATGATCAGGTAAGCCCCGAGACCGTGGTCTGTTCCGACTGGCGCTACATCAATGAGCTGCGGGTCTGTCAGGACATCCTCTGGGAGAAAGGCTGGAAGGTCCGCACCGTCTACGTCTCGACCGCAGGCATCGGCCCCGCCAATGACGAAGAGCTCGACAGCATCGCCGAGATACGCGCCTCACACTCCTTCGACCAGGAGTACATCTTTAAGCCGAACGCCCGTCAGCAAATTATGTCCGAAGGACGCATCCTCGCAAAGTCATGGAGGCTCTAACCCTCGAGACGGTGGCATGGGCCCGCAAGGTCGGCCTGTCCCCTGATCGCGTCGCCTTCCTGCTGGCCTGCCCGAAGTACACGGTCAGCAAAGGCCACCGCAAGTCGGACAAGGTAATCACCGACAACCCGAACCACCACCTGCAACGCCTGGGCGACTGCTACTGGTTTCGGCTGCGTCGTCGTGGCACCGACATCGTCGAGAACATCGGCCACGACCTCCTGACCGCCCGTAAGCGCCGTGACGAGATGCTCGCGGCCTTCGACTCCGGCCAGCCCATCCCTCACCTTAACCGCAAATGAGCACCCCGACCCGCTTCGTAGCCTTTGGTGATAACCACGGTGACATGGCGGACGATGA